TATTCCGCTGGAGTTATAGCTCAGTTTGATTTGAGTATTGAAACAGGAGAACACTATTACAATAAAAACTTTAAAATAAATGGCAACTAAACCACAGGAAACAATTTTCGAGTACGAACAGAAAATTAAAAGAAAGGCTAGTGAAGTGCTAGCCTTAGCAAAAAAACAAGAACTAAAGAAACGTAAAACCCACGTTTGGGTTACGGAAGGTAAAACATCAATACTAAAGAAATTATGAAACTATTTGAAAACCTTGCAATTAAACTAGCAAACTTAATATTTAGATTATGACAGCAGTAGAATGGTTAGAAAGTAAAATATTTGGAGATGAAATTTTTAGTTTACAAAAAGTATTTGAAAAAGCTAAAGAAATGGAAAAGCAACAGATTATTGATGCAAGAGTTAAAAAACCATTACAATCAGAATGGGAAGAAGCAGAACAATACTACAACGAAACATTTAAAAAATGAAACCAGCAAAAGATAAAGCAAAAGAGATAGTCAGAGAGTATTGGGATTTTGGAGGTATGGATGTTTATATGGCTAAAGAATTTGCATTAGTTGCAATTAGCGAAGTATTAAGATGTGCGTTATTTGCCACCGATGAAATTTATAATTATTATTTAGAAGTTAAAATAGAAATAGAAAAGTTATGAGCATACAAGAAATACAAAATACATTTAACGTAGATATTAGACTAAAAAATTGTAAAAGGTATATGAGTTACCTTAAATGGTTATTAATCGAGCAGGAGCTAAATAAAGGGCGTGATTTGATGGAAGTAGCTGAAGATGTAAATCTACATTACTCACGAGTTCAAAAAAATAGTAAGATGTTAGAACAAGTGAAAAACGGCGAAGTATTTATAAAAGTAAAACAAGCCTTTGATACTAAAGATGCTAAATTATTTGAAACCTTAAAAGATTTTAGTAATATTCCTAAAGCCGAACCAAAAGCTAAAAAGAAATGGAGTGTTGAAAAGATTATTAATACCTTGCGAAAAGATAACGGTCACCCGCTATGGAATAAAACCATAGAAAATTTTACCGACGAAGATTATAATATATTACAAAAATTGTAGTACATTTGATAAATGATAGAAAAGTTAGCCGTAAATCATAAGCAATGGATTAACTACGCTTTAAAAGTGTGCGGAAACCTTGACGACGCTAACGACCTTGTGCAAGATATGTATCTTAAAATGTACACTATCGACAAAGAAGTAAATAGCTCTTACATTTATTGCGTAATTAAAAACATATACCTTGACCAGTACCGAAAGAATAAAGTAAGAGAAAAGACAATCTTTATTCAGGAAGAACTTGAAGAACAAAACGAGGATATAGATTTGACTATTGCATATGATGAAGCGCTAAATGAACTGAAAACCTATAAGCAACTAATCGTTAATTTCTCTACTAAAGACGGAGTTAATAACTTCGCTAAAGAAAGCGGAATATCTAGAGCAACGGTAATAAGAATAAGAAACGAATTTAAAGCGATACTATGGCAAAAAGTAAAGGGATTGGAGATGTAATAGCTAATGTAACTAAAGCTATCGGAATTGAGCCTTGTAAGGGTTGCGAGAAACGAAAGGATTTATTAAATAGATTGTTTCCTTTTAAGAACGTAAAGCAACCCACTGAATTACAAAAGGATTTAATTAAAAGCAATCCAACAGACGAACAACTTATTGAACTTTATAACGATATTTTTAATAGTTCATTAGATAAAGAATCATTTACAATTAACATTAAAACAAAAGTAATTAACGACTTAAAAAAAACATTATGAAAGCAGAGATATTAGGATTAATCGCGGGAATATTATTAGTAGGGTGCAGTAAAGACGATAACGCAGAATCACCTGAGCAAGATTGTAATTGCAATAGAGTGGTTTACGTTGATAGCTTTACTCTATCCGACAGAAGTACATTTGGTAGTTATATAACAATAAACGACTGCACAGGAATACAAAGAGATGGTAGTTGGGTAGGAGAATCTAACAAACCGAAAAAAGGAAGTTGTTATTAAATTAACTAATTAATTTATATTAATTATGGATAACAGAAAAAATAACGGAGGACACTCTACTGCTGGTAAAGCGGGAAGACCATCTATCAAAGATGAAATTAAAGGTTTTGATTTAGCAAGTCCACACGTTAAAGATTCATTTGAAACTATTGCATCTATAATGAGAAATGAAAATGAAAACTCAAGAGATAGAATTGCAGCAGCTAAATTATTAATAGAGTATGCTTGTGGCAAACCTAAAGAAACTATTGAGCAAACTCATAACATAAACGATTTTAACATAAAGGATGTCTTTAATATCAATAGGGAGTAAGTATAATATATTAGGCTCAGATAGTAGATACTTTGTAGTTACTGGCGGTAGGGGTTCAGGGAAGTCATATTCCGTGAACTCTTTCTTGCTTTTGCTTACTTATGAAGTAGGACACGTTATATTATTTACTCGTTATACTTTAACATCAGCACACGTATCGATTATTCCTGAGTTTATAGATAAGATTGAAACAGCTAATTTAAGCCACGATTTTTATATTACTAAAGATGAAATAGTAAATTTAAAAACAGGCTCTAAAATACTATTCAAAGGGATAAAAACAAGTAGCGGAACTCAAACCGCTAACTTAAAATCATTATCAGGAATAACTACTTGGGTACTTGATGAAAGTGAGGAGTTAGTAGATGAAGATGTATTTGATAAGATTGATTTTTCTATTCGTGACAAGTCAAAACAAAATAGAGTAATACTTGTATTAAATCCAACTACAAAAACACATTTTATTTATAAGAAATTCTTTGAAAGTAAAGGAGTAGAACCCGCTTCTAATTTAATAAAAGGCAATACTACTTATATTCATACTACCTACTTGGATAATGCGGAATATCTTTCAGAATCTTTCCTATCTCAAATTGAGAATATAAAGCTAAACAACCCACAAAAATACAACCACGTTATCTTAGGTGGGTGGCTTGACAAAGCGGAGGGCGTAGTCTTTACTAATTGGAAGCTAGGTAAATTTATAGAAGTTAATCCATCTATTTACGGTCAGGATTTTGGATTCAGTATTGACCCGACTACATTAGTTCAAACTTCAATAGATAAATCAAACAAGCGTATTTATATCAAAGAATTAGTTTATAAAGCTAAACTAACAACTACTGAGATATTTGAACTTAATCAAAGGTTTACAGAAAATAAATTAATTATTGCAGATAGTGCCGAGCCTCGTTTAATTCACGAACTTAGAGTAAGAGGGAATAACATTAAAGAAACGATTAAAGGTGCTGGTTCGGTTAGTGCGGGATTAGCTTTGATGCAAGATTATGAATTGATTATAGACCCTGATAGTACCAATATAGTAAAGGAATTAAATAACTACACTTGGAGCGATAGAAAGTCCGACACTCCAATAGATGCGTTTAATCATAGCATAGACGCAATTCGTTATGCCGTTTACTTTCAGTTACATAAATTATCAAAAGGAAATACCATTTTAGGATAAAAACGTTATACATATATGAAGATTAAAATACCAACATCACTAAGCGACATTAGACTAGAACAATTCGTATTGTTCAATAAAGTTTTAAAAGAAAGTCAAGAAGATAACTTTGTTAAATTAGCAACAGTTACTATCTTTTGCGATATATCAGTAGAGCAAGCAAAGAACATTGAAGTTACAGACTTTGAATCGATTGTAAACGATATTACAAAAGTATTAAGTCAAGAACCTAGATTTATACAAAGGTTTATCCACGATGGTAAAGAGTACGGATTTATTCCGAACCTAGACGAAATGACTGCTGGCGAGTACATAGATTTAGAATCGTTTCTTAAAGATGAAATGACTTATAACAAAGCTATGAGTGTACTTTACAGACCTATTTTAAACAAGCGTAAAGACTTATATAATATTGAAGAGTACAAAGGTTCACATACTGAATTTAATACGCTTAATTTGGATATTGTTTTAGGCTCTATGCTTTTTTTTTGGAGTTTAAGCAACGAATTATTGAAAGCTACGAGGGATTATTTAGCACAACCACAAAACAAGATACTTTTAACTCAGGCTTTGGCGACAAGTGGGGTTGGTATCAATCAATTTATACAGTCGCTGGAGGACATATCTTTGACTTTGAAAGGACAACTAAGCTACGGCTTCACGAGTTCTTAATGTTCCTAGAGTTCAAGGTCGATTTAGCAAATGAAAGTAACAAGCAAATAAAAAAGTATGAATAGTTTTTACCAAGTAATCGGATATTTAAAAGACCAACTATCAAATGATATTGACGTTAATACGGTAGTACACGGAGAAGCACCTGAGAATAAAAAAGACTTGTTTCCTTTGGCTCATTTAATGGTTACCAATGGCGCACTAGGTCAAGGCGTATCTATATTTACTTTTACCGTCCAGGTATTGGATATTCGTAACCTATCAAAGAAAGCTAGTTCAGATAAATTTTTAAAGAATGATAATGAATTGGATAACTTAAATACTTGTTTTGCGGTACTTAGTAGATTGATTACAGATTTAAAATTACAACGTAATGATTTAGATATTGAGTTGTTAAATGAACCCTCTTTGATTCCTGTTATCTACGAATTTAAGGATACGCTTGACGGTTGGACAACTGAACTACAACTATCTATTACTAACAATGTATCGGTATGTTAAAGAAGCAAGAAACATTAAGTACACTCGAAGCGTTTAATAAATACGTTATCCAACAAGCGAGAACGAACCTTACTAAAAAGGATAAAAATGTTTCTAAGAAATTATACGATTCACTAAAGTCAAAGACAAAAGTAAATCCTAACTCTATTGAGAATTATATCGAAATGGAGGAGTACGGTCAGTATTTAGATTTAGGAGTTAAAGGTAAAGTAAGTAGTCAACGTGCGCCTAACAGTCCGTTCAAGTATGGAAGTGGTACAGGGCGTAAAGGTGGACTTACAGAGGGCATTCGAGGTTGGGTTAAGGCTAGACGTTTTCAGTTTAGAAATAAAGAGAATGGTAAGTTTATGAGTTTTGAGCAAACGGCACAATTAATTACACGTTCGATTTATTTAAAAGGAACTAAGCCTACATTATTTTTTAGCAAACCATTTGAGAAAGGATTTGAAAGATTACCTGATGAATTAATAGAAGCCTACGGATTAGATTTAGAATCATTTATAAAATTTACACTTAAAGAATAATGACACAAAAAGTTACATTTACTTTTCCATCGAGCACCATAACAGGTTGGAATGTTACCTATTTGAATTTTGTTGTTAATGGACTTTTATCAAAAAAAATTATTGCAACATTTACTCCTACGGTTTTCTACGGATATGACCCTTATAGCTTTAACCCTTTATTAGTTCCAGAAGGTTGGAGCAATGTTGAGGTAGTTAAAGGTGCAAACGTTAATAATTTTGCGAATAACTTTAAATTATATTTAGATGCTCAATTACCTTTATTAGGTTTCTATTTTGAAACCTCAATAGTTGATAATGTAGTAGAAATGGTGTGGGGTAATAGTGCCGATGTAAATACATTTCAGCTAACTAATTCGGGAGACACTCAGTTAGATGTATCTTGGATAACCTATGCAACTGAAGAATATACCGTACCCAATATATCAGAACCAATTGTACTAGACGAACAAATAATACTTTCAAGAAGTCCGTTTCATTTTAAAGTTAATCCTAGCGTTACATTTGACGAAATTACTGCAGAGGTTTTTATTTATAGAGGGCATAAAGTCGATGACCGACCAGCAACTTCTAACTTTCAATTAAGTAAGACAGTTGTTCAAGTTGGGCAGCCTACTATTAGCTTTGACGTTCATAAGTTGGTTAACGATTATGTAAAAAATAAATATACTTATATTGGTTTGGGTGGAGGTGCGTTTACTACTTCTACTTTAGATAGTGTTTGGGTTTATATTGATTCAAAGATAAAGCTAGCTGGAGTTGAGCAATACCAAGTTAATCAAACACTACTAGCAGTTGACGGATTCGGTTATCATACAGAATTACATAATCCTTTAATAGGTAAAAAAGTACTGAGTAGTATAAATACTCACACGGTTTATAATACTTCCGTATATCCTTTGTATTTCGTTACTGAGGGCTTAACAAGTATTGTAGCCGATGGGGATACTATACCCTTTACATTTAATCAAAACTATTCTAACCAAAAGATTGGATATTTTGATACTTCTACTTACTCGAATATAATATTTACCTATGGTTCGGAGGTTATTACGCACGTTTTTAACCAAAAAGATGAGTGTAAATACCCACTTATTAACTGTATTTTTAAAAATAAGTACGGTTTTTGGCAAACAATTCCATTTAATAAGCTATCTAAAAAGGCTCAAGAATTTACAAATGAAAGTTATAACGGTTTGATTAGTAATTTTGGAAGCTATTCACTTAACCAACACGAAAAACAGACGTTTAATGTTAACGGAAAAGAGAAAATAACTGTTAATACTGACTTTATTAGTGAGGATTATAACGCATTATTTACTGAATTAATGTTAAGTGAGTTCATTTACTTAGAAGAAAACGGTCAAGTATTGCCAGTAAACATAGCTAAAAATAGTTTTGAAAAGAAAACGAAACTAATTAATAAATTGATTCAGTATTCTATGGATTTTGAATATAGCTTTAACCTTTTAAACGATGTACTTTAATGAATATAGCGCTATACATACAATGTCAAAGAGTAGATTTATTTAAAGATGAGAATATCGAAATTAATCTTACTTCAAAAAATATCTCAGATATTACAAAAATCTTTGCTGAGTTTTCACAGGGTTTTTCAGTTCCTGCAACGCCTAGCAATAACGCTATCTTTTCACATTGGTACGATGCAACTGTGGACGGTACATTTAATGCAGTTACTAGAGTTGATGCGTATCTCGAAGTAAATACTTTACCGTTTAAAGTTGGAGTTATTCAATTAGATAATTGCAAGTTAAAAGGCGGTAATATCTATTCTTATGAATTAACTTTTTTTAGTAAGGTAGTAGGACTATCCGACCTTATGGGTAATTTAGAATTGAAAGATTTAGATTTAACCGATTACGACCACGCTTATGGTATTACTAGCGTTACCGATGCGATGTATAAAGATACTATTGCAAATGGTGATGTATATTATCCTTTAATTTGTAATACAAAGAATATTGATTATGGTAATGGAACTCCAAACGATATAAAATTAAGTACCAATACTTTAACAATTACAGACTTTAAACCCGCTTTACGATTGGTTAGAATTATCGAAGCTATGGAGCAAAGACTAGGAGTTACTTTCTCACGTGATTTCTTTGGGCGTTCGGTATTTCATAATCTATTTATGTGGTTGCATAAAGACGTAAAAAAAGTAACCGATAAAGGTCTTAGAGTTCAAGTCGATTTTACAAGTAAGGGAAACCTAGAAGACACAACAGGAGTTGCAGTCGATTTAACTAATAATACTATTTTAATTCCAACTAAACCAGTAGATGTCGCCTTTGCTAAATTCTTTTTTGTACTTACTGCGCAAAGTGGATATACAACCGTACCTTATACTTTTGAAATTGAAAGGGAAAACGAGGGCGTTGTTTTTTCTACTAGTTTAGTGGGTAGTCAATGGATATTTGCAGATGCTTTTTTCAGTCCAAATAAGTATAAATTTTTTATTACTTCTACTTTAGACTTTAACTTTCAAATTGATTTGAATATCAGATACTACATACCTGGTTCTGTTATTACCAAAACGGCAGTATTTGCAGTTCAAACAAAAACAGGGAATATAAGTATATCAAATGAAGCACCCACAATAAAACTAAAAGATTTATTTAGTAGCTTAATCAATCAGTTCAATCTTATAATTATACCTACTTCGACAAATAGCTTTTATATTGATACCCTAGATAATTGGTATAGTAAAGGCGATACGTTCGATATAAGCCACTTAATTAATATTGATGATATAACTATTAAGAAACCCGATGTTAAGAAACTGATTGAGTTTAAATACGAACCAGCGGGCGCAATACTTGGGAAGCAATACTTAGATAGTAACGGTATTGGATATGGCGACCTTAGCGCAAAGTATGACGATATTGCTGGAAGTGATTTGAGCGTAAAGGTAGGTTTTGAAAACTTAAATTTTGAAAGATTGCAAAATAATGGAGTTACTCCTAGCGTTACAACTAATTTACAAATAGGACAGTCTATTGATTTAAAGTCAGAGCCTTATGTGGGTAAGCCTTTTATATTTTATAAGAATGGATTGATAGATTTAGAGGATACTATTTACATTAATGGAGTTGCTTTGACTAAAGTATTTTTAACGGCTACAGAGGACAATTTATTACTAGAGCAAGTTACCAATAGTTTAAACTTTGGCTCGGATATATCGACTTATTTTTTTAGTCCTATTCAAAAATCATTATACTTTAACTTTTGGAAAACGTACATAGAGGATTTATACAACCAAAAAACAAGGGTACTAAATTTAAAATGTAAGTTACCAATTTCGATTTTAACTAAACTATCCTTAAACGATAAATTTATAATCAATAAAAATAAGTACAAAATATCAAACGTAAAAGTAAATCTTATTAACTCGCAAGCGGATATTGAAGTGTTTACCGATTACTCTTTACCAGCCGATACCATAGCTAACGAGATACCTTTAACGGTAGATAGAACGGATATAACCGTAGATACTGATACCATTACCGTAGATAGAATAAGTACTTACGATGCGCTTTATTCATTTATTGCAAATGGAATAAGTAGAACCGATTACACGGCAACAACTGCGAAAGAATACTTTGAGGTTAAAGTAAATGCAAACACTACTTGGTCCGTTACAAAGGTAGATACAGGCGATGGCGTTACGTGGTTCGATGTAAATAAAACAGTTGGTAATAAATCCGATTACACAATGGTAAACGTAAATGCAAATGCTGGTAGTACTAGAAGTGGCATTTTGCGTTATATAATAGGGGGTACTAATTTTGACTTAACAATTACACAATGATAAAAGAGGTTATACAATTACTAAAGCTAGATGACTGGCTAAATGGTGGCGAATGTATCGAGATTGCAAAAGGGAAATATCAATTACCAACAACGCTTAAAGGAGCAACTAAAAAAATAAAAAGGCAATGGTTGAAAAGGTAGTTAATTTAAAAGTTAATGATGACGTTCAAGAAACTACAAAGAATGTAGTTAGTCTTAAAACGGAATTAAGGCAAGCGCAAAACGAGGTTAACGAATTAAGTAAAAAGTTTGGAGCGACTTCTAAGGAAGCAGTAGAAGCAGCTAAGAAAGCGGCTGAACTTAAAGATGCAATAGGCGATGCTAAAGCCTTAACCGATGCCTTTAATCCTGATGCTAAATTTAAGGCTCTTACTTCTACACTTGGAGGAGTTGCCGGTGGATTTAGTGCGGTGCAAGGTGCAGTAGCTTTATTAGGAGAGGAAAGTAAAGACGTTGAGAAAATGATTCTTAAAGTTCAAAGCGCAATGGCTATTTCACAAGGCGTGCAAGCTATTGGGGAAAGTGTAGATTCATTTAAGCAGTTAGGTGCTGTTATTCGTTCTACTACTATTTTCCAAAAGGCATTAAGCGCTGCTACTGCTATACAAACTTTTGTAACGAATGGTGCGACTTTAGCGGCTAAGGCTTTAAGAGGTGCGTTAATTGCTACTGGAGTGGGTGCGTTAGTTGTTGGAGTTGGTTTACTTATTGCCAACTTTGATAAGGTTAAAAAAGTGGTACTTAATTTAGTACCACAATTAGCGATGGTGGGCGATGTGGTTATGAGTATCGTTAATGCCGTTACTGACTTTGTAGGCGCTACTAGTGAAGCGGAAAGGGCAGCGGATAGAGCCAAAACAAATGCCGAAAAAAGGAGTAAGGATATTGATAGGATTCTAAAAGAGGACGGTTCAAGATATTCGGAAAGTGCCAAAAAGAAAATGGCAATTGAAAAGCAGTTGCAAGATGATATTGCGGAAGGTTTATACAATGAAACTAAATTACGAAAAGAAGCGGCTTTTGCTATTGCTCAAATAGATAAAGAAAATGCAGACAATGCCGAGAAAAAAAGAAAAGAGGAGCAAGATAAAATTGATGCTAAAAATAAAGAAGCTAGGGATAAGAGAAAAGAAGAACGCGATAGGCTTAAAAAGGAGGCGCAAGATATTGCGAACAATGCAAAAAAAGCAAATGAAGAAATATCTAAAACAGATTTAGAAAGACTTACAGAAAAGTATAAAAAGGAATTAGCAATTTTAAAAAAGCAACAAGTAAGCACGCTTGATTTAGAAATTAAATTCCTAAATGATAAAAATGATTTAGCATTAAAGCAACAAGAAATTAATTATAAAATAGAAGAAGAAAATGCAAGGATAAAAAAAGAGGCTGATGATAAAAAAATTGAAGAAGATAAAAAAGCAAAAGAAGAAGAAATAGCAAGAGAGCAAGCGGTTGCCGATGCTAAACTATCTATTCAAAATACTCAGCTAGATAATGTATCTGCAGGAATAGGCCTTTTAAAAACTGTATTTGAAAAAAACAAAGCGATACAAAAAGGCTTGTTAATTGCAGAAAATGCAGCGGGTATTGCAAAAATTATTATTAATACAATGGCGGCTAATGCTAAGGCTTTAGCACTTGGACCAGTATTAGCACCTCCTACAATACTAGCCAATAATATAACTGCTGGTATTAGTGTTGCAAGTTCAATCGCTGCAACCGCAAAAGGTTTATCCGCTTTAGGTGGTGGAGGTTCTACTGGTGGTGGTTCTTTACCAAGCGGAGGAGGTCAAGCACCAGCACCTCCACAATTTAACATAGTAGGGCAAAGCGGTACAAACCAATTAGCGCAAACAATAGCGGGGCAACAAAACAAACCTATTGAAGCGTTTGTAGTCAGTTCAGCAGTAACGACCTCACAGGCACTAGATAGAAATAGAGTAAAAACTGCGACCTTTGGAAATTAAAATTAAAAAACCCTAGTTATTTATTAGCTAGGGTTTTTTTTCTTAATGATACCAAAAACAAAAAAAGTAGTTTAATAATAAATGCAAGAAATGATAGATACATATAGCGTAGTTTTTAATAAAGAAGAAACGGATGGGGTTTTTGGAATTTCATTGGTAGAGTCTCCAGCTATGGAGTCCGAGTTTATTGCTTTGAGTAAAGAAGATAATCTAGTTCAATTAAAAGCTATAGATAGCGAAAAGCGTATATTATTGGGTGCGGTTTTAGTTCCTGAAAAAAAAATATATAGAAATCAAAATGGCAAAGAGTTTAATATTGTTTTCTCAGCTGAAACGATTAGACTATCAATGGAGAACTTTTTCGAGCAAGGTTATCAAAGTCAATCGACTTTAGAACACGATGAAAAGCAAGTAATAAAAGATGTAACCTTTGTTGAAAGTTGGATAAAAGAAAGCGAAACAGATAAATCAGTTCATTATGGATTAAATGAGCCAGTAGGCACTTGGTTCGCAAGTATGAAAGTGAATAATGATGATATTTGGAATGACTTTGTAAAGACAGGCAAAGTAAAAGGATTTAGCATAGATGGCTTTTTCGACCTAGAACGTATTAATTTAAAAACCGAGAATATGAATGTAGATTTAATTTTAAGCGCAATTAAGGAGGGCTTTGCTTCACTAACTAAAAGCAAAGTAGAACTTGGAAGCGTTAAAACCCAAGACGGTGCTGTAAGCATTGACTTTGAGGGCGATACGTTGGCGGTAGGAATGCCACTAACTATCAAAAATGAAAACGGCGAAGCTATGCCTTTACCTGACGGAGAGTACATTTTAGAAAATGGAATGACTTTAACTGTTGCTGGTGGTTTAGTATCTGAACTGGCTGAGGCTAAGGCTGAAGAAGTAGAAGAAGAAATGCCAGCGGAACTTGAAGAAGTTAAGCCTAATGGAGTGAAATCTGAGAAACACACTCAGGAAATCTTTTACCAATTAGCGCAAGAGTTCGGAAAACAATTAGAATCTTTAAAAATGGAATTGAAAGCCGATTTTGAAGCTAAACTAGAAGAACAAAAAGAAATTATTTCACTAACAAAAAACAAACCAGCTAAAGAAAAATCATTTGAAGAAATGACTGCTTTAGAAAAATTTAGACTAACCAAATAAAACAATAAATTATGCCAATTACTTACAACGTAGTAGCTTACAGAGGTGTAGCTGCTGAACCGATTACAGAAGAATTATTATTTGAAAATCAAACTATTGCTAAGTCTTTAGTTACATTTGAAACTGATGTAAAAGCAGAAACTATCTTTACAGAATCTACTGCAAGTGCAACTTTACAAGCGTACACAAGTGGAGTGCCTACAAGTGCGGGTTCTTTAACTGCTTTTGACGTAGTTGTTACTCCAACTAAAGTACAATTTTACCAAGAGTTTGACCCTAACTCTTTGCGTTTTTCTCGCTTCAAAAGAGATATGAAAGCAGGTGCGTGGGAGGTTATGAGTTCAGAATTTGAGCAACTTGTTATCGGTGGACTTTACGCAAAACAAGTATCTCTAGCTGCTGAGTTTGAATTTTGGAACGGTGCAAAAGCCGCTACTAAAACTGCGGTTGCTGCTTTAACTGCTGGAACTGCTAATAACCAAGTTGGTGCTGCTGAGAAAACTTTAGTTGCTGCTTTAACTGCTGCGCAAACTGATGGTGTTTTAGTTAAAATGATTTACAACGATTCTAACGCTACTGCAACTGCTGGAGTAGGAACTAGAATTAAAGTAGCTGGTACGACTATTACTGCTGCTAACATTAAGGCCGAGTATGATAAGATTTTCGCTGCTATTCCAGCCGCTACATTAGCTGGTACTGAGCAACCAATCTTATACGCTCCACGTTCTCACAAGCAATTCATTATCGCGGCTAACAATGTAGTATCTGACTTTAACAAGCCATTTGATATTGATGCTTCGGCTCAAAACTTCTTTTTCAATGGATTGAGAATTGAGTTCGTACCAGTTCCTGAGAATGTTGTAGTATGTGCCTTAAAATCTCATTTGATTTGGGCAACTGATTTAGCAAGTGATATTAACTTAATGCAGTTAGATAAAATTGCTAACAACAGAGAGGATATGTTTATCAAACACAATATGACATTAGCCGCTCACGTTGTTAATCAGAAATTTAACGTTTTATACGTAGGATAATATTAATCAAAACCGCTCTTTAACTAGGGCGGTTTTTAATAAAATATAAATATGGCTTGTGATATATTAAAAGGTAGAACCTTATCTTGTAAGGATTCAAGAACAGGGATTAAATACGTAGATTTTGCGGTTTACGATGGTACGACTTACACTATTGCGGCTCAAGAAATCGCTACTTTACCAGTTGCTTTAACCGAGGTTTTCAGATATGAAGTAAAAGGAGCGGGTAACTCATTAATTGAAACTGCAACGGTAAATACTGATAACCGAACTACTGAAATAGTTCAAGCATTAGCCTTGAATTTACAAAAGTTAGGTAAAGAAACGGAAGTGGAATTACAATCTTTACTTTATGGACGCGTAGTTGCATTTGTAACCGACTACAACGGAAATGTTAAAGTAGTGGGTATTGATAGTGGTATGGACGCTACAACTTCGGTAATGAGTACTGAGGTTAGTGGATATACAGTAGCTTTGGAAGCAAAAGATAAAATCTTTGCTCCGTTCTTATCTAGTTCGGCAAAGACTGCCTTATTAGCTTTAATTTCAAACGATGTAGTAACGCCTTAAAAGAAAGGAGGAAACAATCTTATCAAACCCACTTTAATAGGTGGGTTTTTTATTTGATACCAAACCGATAAAAAAGCGTTTAATAGATATGAAGATATTTGACCCAACCGATACAACCCATACACTGCAAATTATACCACGCGAATACGTGAGTACTGCAACTATGATTTTAAGGAATGAATTAAGGCAAACAGAAACAACTCACAACTTAACTTGCACGAATGTAAACGGATATTTAACCGCTACATTTACACACACAATGAGTGAGGGGCAAAGTTTTGAGTTTGAAGTTTACGATACTAACGATGTTTTGCTTTATAGAGGCAAAGCGTATGCAACTGAAAATATATGATACTAGAAAAATTACAATTATCAAACTACTTTAGACCTGAAATAAAGGAAGTAGCTTCTAAAGACTTCGTTTTAAATGGCGATAAAAATAGCTTTTATCAAGAAATTATAGACCGTTATAATGGCAGTCCAACCAATAGAGCTATTATAGACGCTTATTCTCAGTTCATTTATGGCAAAGGATTGACTTCTAAACAACAAGCAATTAAACCTATCCAATTTGCAACGGTGGTATCAATCATTAGCAAAAAAGATTTAAAAAACATTTGCCACGACTTTGAGTTATTCGGAGAAGCTTCGGCTGAGATTATCTTTGATAAAGGTAAATTAAAGCAAATTAAGCACGTACCTAAGAATACTATCGCACCTAATAAAATGAATGAGGACGGCGATATTAATCTATATTGGTATTCACGTAATTTTGCCGATACTAGAAAGTATGAGCCTTTACCTATTGATGCCTTAGACTTAACTAAAATACCTAAAAGCGGTTCGGCAATCTATATCTTTAAAGATTACCAAGTAGGTAAAAACTACTATTCAGACCCTAGTTATATTTCGTCTTTACCTTACTCGAAACTAGAAGAAGAAATAGGCAATTTTTGCGTAAAACATATTCAAAACGGATTATCTTTTGGACACATTATTAATATAAATGATGGAGCTGATAGAACCGACGAGCAAAAAAGAGAAACAATGGCTAGTTATCGTGAAAACCTAGCTGGTTCTAATAATAGTAATAGTTTTGTTTTAGCGTACAACGACAACAAAGAAAACGCTATTACAATTGAAACCCTAGAGGTTAACGAAGCGCATAAACAATACGAGTTCCTAAGTTCGGAAGCTACTCAAAAGATTATGTTATCGCATAGAGTTGTAAGTCCTATTTTATTTGGGATTAAAGATAATACAGGATTCGGAAACAATGCAGATGAAATGCAAGTGGCTTTTGATGAATTAATGATTAACGTAATCCAACCAAAAAAAGAAACAATACTTGACGGTTTAATGGAAATCTTTAACGCTTGCGGTATTAGTATTGATTTGGATTTTATTCCTTTAAGAACAAAAGCAGTTGAAGTACAACCTACGCAATTAAGCGCGCAAAGTAACCACGAACACACAGACGATATTTTAGCCGATGAGTTGGTAGTTTTAGGGGAATCAATAGATTTAGACGAGTGGGAGTTAATAGACTCAAGAGAATCGGATAATGACGACCCGATTACTGAAACGTCCTTTAAATTAGCTTATGCGCCCTCTAACTTTCCAGAAAGAGATAGTGAACAAGATACAACTTTGTTTAAAATTCGTTATTCTTATGCTGGTAATCCAAACCCAGAAAGAGAGTTTTGCCGTAAAATGATGCAAGCAAATTTAATGTATAGAAAAGAGGATATTATCGCAGCGGGTAATAAATCGGTTAATAAAGGCTTTGGTCCTGAGGGTGCAGATAAGTACTCAATTTGGCTCTATAAAGGCGGTGCACGATGTCGCCATTTCTTTATGCGTAATATCTATATTAAGAAAAACAACGATAAAATAAGCGCAAAAAAGGCGCGTGAACTACTTAACGAACTTGACCCGTCACTAAGAAAAGAGGCGAACTTTGAGCAAAACGATGCTTTAGTTGCTAAAATGCCAAACGATATGCCCAACAATGGATATTTAAAACCTCAAAACTAATGGAAACGATACTATTAACAGACAACCAAATAACAGAAAGTACTCTATTGGGTGGCAATATTGACGTAGATAGATACAAATTTTGTATTATAGATGCTCAAATATCCAAACTAGAGGAAAGTTTAGGGGAAACGCTATACGAAAAGATAAAAACAGACTTTGAAAATGGCGATTTAACAGGCGATTATCTTATATTGCATACAAAGTATATCACGCCTTTTTTAATCCATCAAAGCGCAATGGAATATCTTAAAATCGGAGCGTATCACGTTAGTAATGGAGGGATTTATAAACACACTCCAAACAACGGAACTGCAATAGATAAAAATGAAGTTGATTTTTTAGTCGAAAATCAAAGGGTAAAGGCCGAAATGTATATGCAAAGAATGGAAAAATGGTTATCTTTAAACCGTATTCCTGAGTATTACTCTTATGTATCAGGTACGGTAGTTCC